TGAACATAGCGAAGAGTGCAGTAAGTAGTGTTAGAGCTTTATTAAAGAAAAAAGGTTTAAAAGACGCTGTAGATGTAACTACAAAAAAAGCTAAAGCAGTAGGTGCAAAAGCAACTGCAAAAGCAAAAGAAACAGTTGAAAAAGCAAAACCAGCTGTTAGAAAAGCAACTGCAAAAGCAAAAGCTACAGGAATGGTAGCTAGAGATAAAGCTGAAAAAGCAGCAAAAAAAGTTTCAGAAAAAACACCAGAACCAGTTAAAAAAGCAGCAAGAGCAGTAGGAAAAGGAGCTTCAGCTGTAGGTAAAGCTGCTGGTACTGCTGGACTTGCTATTGGTAGTGCTGGAGCTGTAGGTGGTTCTGCATTAGGTGCTGCTACTGGAGCTGTTGGTGGAAGAGCAGTTAGAGCTGTTGGAGATAAAATAAGAAAAATAAAAGGTAAAAAACCAAGAACAGCAGATCAAAAAGCATTTAATGAAATGACAGATACTGTTAGTGGTGCTGTTGGTGGTGCTGCCATTGGTGGCATTGGTGCTTTAGCAGCAACTGGTGCTTTAGCTGCATCATTAATAAAAACTAATCAACCTAAAGAATCAGGATATACAGTAAAAAGACTTTCAGATGGTAGATTTAGTACAACATTTCAAGATGCAAATGCTAATGCAGTATTTTCATCAAAACAATTATCACCAAAAGATATAGCAGATGTAAGAAAAAATGTAGCTGTATTAGATAGTATTGTATTAGGTGATAAGATAACCTTCTTAGAAAAACAAGAATTTATGGCTAGACTAAATTACTTAGCAGATAAATATGGAGTAAATAATATAACTGGTAAAAACTTATCTGTACTAATACCAGCAGTAGGTAAAGCATAAACTAATGGCAGTTACCAAAGTAGATATTGCCAGTAGAGCATTAATAATGATAGGAGCTAATCCTATCTCATCATTTACAGATGGTACAACTGAATCCCTTGTAGTAAATACAATCTATGAAGAAATAGTAGAATCTACTCTTACAAGAGCTAGATGGCGTTTTGCTACAGGACAACAACAATTATCATTCTTAACTGATACACCAGCTGGTAGATTTGAATATGCATATCAACTACCAACTAGTCCACAACTATTACAGATATTAGCTATTACAGTTAATGATCAACCAATACCTTATTCAAGATATGAAGATAAAATTTATATGAATAGTTATGGTAATGAAAGTACAGTCATCATGGATTATATATTTAGACAAGATGAATCATTATTTCCACCCTATTTTAGATTAGCTTTAGAACTAAAGTTAGCCAGTATATTTGCTGGTTCAATAGCTAGAGATTCTGCTCTAGTAAATGAGTTTGACCAACAAGCAGAAAGACAACTACTTATAGCTAAAAATATTGATGCACAAGAAACAACAACTAAGAGATTGTCAACTAATAGATTTATTAGCAATAGAAGGAGTAGTAGAAGTGGAATTGTTTCCTAATGCCAAGAAAAGTCAGACAGGTATATACTAACTTCTCAGCTGGAGAACTTAACTCAAATTTAAACGCAAGAACAGATGCTAGAGCTTACTTTGAAGGAGCAAAGCAATGTCGTAACTGGTTCTTACTTGATGAAGGTGGCGTTATGCGTAGACCAGCAACACAGTTTACTACAGCTCTTGTAGGTGAAACTAGAATCATACCATTTATATTTAGTAATGATGAAGTAGCTATATTTGCTTTTTCTAATAACAGATTAGATGTTTTTAATTCTAGTGGTACTGCAATACAAAGTAATATTACTAGTAATTGTAACTGGACTACATCTCAACTATTTGAATTAAACTTTGCACAGTTTGCAGATACTGTGTTTTTAACACATAGAGATAATCCTATAAGAAAAATAAAAAGAACATCAGCTAGTACATTTGAAGTTTCTGCTTATACTTTTGAAGAAGATACTACTGTAAGTGCTGGTGGTATAAATAAAACTACTGCACCTTTTTTTAAATATGCAGATGGTACTACAACACTAACACCTAGTGGTACTACTGGTAGTATTACATTAACTGCTTCTACAGATACCTTTGTATCTGCTCATAATGGTACATACATACAATTAGGTGATACACCAAAACAATTAAAGATTACTGGATTTACATCTGCTACACAAGTTACTGCTCAAGTATTAGAAGAATTACCTAATACAGATGCAGATGCAGATTGGGCAGAAGAACTTATATCTGCTGTAAGAGGATTCCCACAAGCTGTATCTTTTCACGATAATAGATTATGGTTTGGTGGTGTAAGAGATAGACCTTCAGCTGTTGTAGCTAGTCAAATAGGTGGATATTTTAATTTTGATCTTGGTACTGGATTAGCGAGTGAAGCAATCAATGTTGCTATTGCTGGTGATAAAGTTAATGAAATTAGACATTTTGTATCTTCTAGAAATTTACAAATCTTTACAGATGCTGGGGAATATTACATACCTACAAGTGGTAATACTGCTGCTGTAACGCCAAGTAATATAACATTTCTTAGACAAACACCTTATGGTTGCAATAGAGCAGCTCCTGTACCTTTTGATGGTGCTACACTATTTACACAAAAAAATGGTAAAGCTGTAAGAGAGTTTGTATTTAGTGATTTAGAACAAGCATATAAATCTACTGCTGTATCTGTATTATCTTCACAGCTAATAGATGCACCTAAACAAATATCTATGTTAACTGGTAACAATGAAAGACCTGAACAATTTGCTTTTTTTCTTAATAGTGGTAGTAACGAAAATGGTAAGATAGGTGTATTTCATAGTATTAGAGATGAAAAGATAGCTGGTTGGACTATGTGGGAAACTAAGTCAGGAGATGAATTTCATTCTATAACAGCTTTAAATCAAGATTTATTTGTAGTAAGCAAGAGAGTTTTACCATCTGGTACTAAATATCTATTAGAAAAGTTTAGTGATACAGACAATGTAACATTAGATTGTTCTACAACAACTACTGTATTTCAGAAAGGAACACCCCTTGTTAATGGTGGATCTCAATCAGGTAGTGTTTTAAATGTAGATGGTTTTACAACTGCACCAGCAATACAAGAAACTTTTACCATAGCTGGTAATGCAACTGAATATACTATAACTGCTGTTACAGCAACAAGTTCAGGACATACCCTGACCTTGAATAAAACATTAGCTGCAACACCAGCTGATAATGCTGCAATCACAATAGTAGATGGATTTATACATACAGTTAACGCTGTTTACGAAAATACTACACAAGTAAATGCTGTATTTGGTAATGGTTCTTTAGGCTTATATACAGTAGATTCTAACAATAGAATTACATTAAATAATGCACCTTTTCCTACAGGAGTTAGAGTAGGATTTAATTTTACACCAATATTAGAAACTATGCCTATTGATAAAGAAATAGAAAGTGGACCATTGACAGGACACCCAAGAAGGATTAATAAGGCTATAGTAGATATTTCTGAGGGATTAGACATAACCATGAAAGCAGCAGATTTAAGTTCTAAAGAATTAATAATACAACAAGTAGATTTTACAGCTAATACTGATTTACAGTCAGTCACAGGAAAAAAAGAGTTTAACTTCTTAGGATATAGTAAATCACCAACAATAACAATTTCACAAAACGATCCTTTACCTCTTAAAGTATTAGGACTAGCTATGGAGATACAATTCGCATAATGGGAGCAGTATTATCCTCTTCTTCTCTATTTTTATTAAGTGCTGGTGTATCTGCAATAGGTACAATATCTAGTATTAGGGCGCAACAAGCAGCACTACAAAGAGAAAACAAAAGAATAGAACAAGAAAGACTTGCAGCTAAGTTAAAAGCATTAGAAGAAGAAAATGCTAGAACTATTGCATTTAATAATGATTTAGCAAACAATTTAGCATTTCAATCTGTAGCTGGTTACTATGATGATTCTATGAGTTTTACTAATATTAACAAACAAGCCAAACAGAATATGTTAAAAGACATAGGTAACATTAGACTTGCTGGTAAATCTGTAGATGTAAAATATGACCAGATGAGATTGGAAAATAAATTTAAGTCACAGGATTTAACATTTGGAGGATATACTTCTGTATTAGCTGGACTAACAACTGGTTATGCAAACTATAAATATTTTAAAACTTAATGGCATTAACAAAAGGTAATAGACAAAATATAACTACAGTAACATCTGTACAAAGTCGTATGGGCGTTGTACCTACATATGCTGGTAGTGGCTTAGCAAATGCAGCTGAAGCTATAGGAGATACACTAACTGGTTTTGCTAAAAGACAAGCAACTATAGAAGAAGAAAAATACAAAGCACAGTTTGAAATAGATACTACAAAATATCTAACAGAACTAGCTAGAGAACACCCTCTAGAACCTGAAACCTTTACAAATAAAGCAGAGAGTTACATAAATACTATAGTAGAAAAAGCTCCACCAAGATTTAAAACTTATTCTGAAAAATATTCTAAACTTATGGCAGCCAGAGAAGGTGATGCTATATACAATAGGTGGTACAATAAGAACCAACAAGATTCTATAAAAATATTCACAGATGGTATAGATGTTTTTATAGACCATGAATTATCTACAATATCACAATTAAATAATGAAGAGTTTGATAAATACTGGATAGAACAATTACTACCTAACTTAGAAAATAAAATGATTTCTTATAATAATTTATATGAAAGTTTAGATCCTCAATATTCTGGTTCATTATCTTTACCTGATGTTTTTATGCAAGATGTAAAACTTAAATTTGAAAAAGCAAGAATATTTCAAAAAAGTAATAACATATTAGCACTTGCTAATGCACAAGATGTAGCAGAGTTTGGTGCTGGTCAAGTTCCTTATGGTACTGGTAAAAGTAATTTAGAAAAAGCACAAGCATATCTTATTAACACATTAATACCAGATTATATAAAAAATGCTGATGCTGATGACGGTATAGATGGTTTTTCTACATTAACAAATAGTACAAAAGGTGAGAGAGAAGAAATAGCAAATGATCTTGGTACTTACATAACTAATAATGTTTTACAATATGAAACAACACAAAAAGGTATAGACGAAGTACAAAAAGTAAATATTAAAACTAATTACAATCTTATGATGGACGAAATACAATCATTTCAAAATGAATACGCATTTAAAAATCCATCTGAACTTATTGGTATGGGTTTTGATGCAACACAAATAAAAGAAATAAATGATGCTTTAACACTTAATAGAGCTATTGTAGCAATATCAGCTAACTTAGATGATGGATTTAATATAGATCTTCATACTAATAATATTATGAATTATATAAACAATCAAAGTGGTGGTGATACAGATTATGAATATGCAGATGTAAAAAAAGCAGTAGTAGATTATCATATACTAAAAACTGTTTATGCAGAATCATATGCACAAAATGGATTTTTTAGTAATGAAGAAACTATGGCAAATATAGATTTAAGTTATGACATTAGAAATAATCAACCTAGTGAGCAACTAAACAGAGTAATAGAGTTTGCATCAACATATGGAGTAATGCCTGACATATTACAAAACTTTATAGATAGTGCTAGTGGATTAAACTATAAAGACGAAGTAGATAGACGATTGATTGCAGAAATAGCTGGTACAGTATATACCCTATCACAAAGAAGTGGTTTTAATATGATAGATGTAAATGGTCATAATATAATGCCTTTACTAGATTTACATGAAAAGATTAGCAACTTACCTAAAGATGCAAGAGTGTCACAAGAAACTGCATATGAATATTATTTTTCTTTAATGCAAAAAACACCTAACAATGTTAGTGAAATAAATGATCGTATTAATGAAGTATTATTAGGAGCAGATGGTGAAGATGATGATATCTTAATTAAAGAATTATTTGCAGAAGAAATACTAAAACGACAAGATATGTACGAAATATTTGGTTTAAAAATGGGTGCTGGTATGGGTGGTATAAATTTAAGTGATGATAAACTACAACAAGAATTACAATTTGTTGTATCTAAACATTATGATACTTTACTACTATACTTAAATTCTAGATATTTAAATCCTTATGAAGTAACAAGAAGTAATCTAAAAAAGAATATAGATGTTGCAATGAAATTATTTTTAAATGATATGAGAAATCAAAATGGATATGCGTTTGAATAATGGCTTTAGTACAATACCCTATATATAACACTTATAATCATTTATCTAAAGATCAAATAAATTATGATGCTGTAGATACTATTATGAGAAGAATCAATATGATGTCAGATTCTGAAAGAAACGAAATGGGATTAACAGATGAATTTTTACAATCTAATAAATTATATCAATACATAGAAGATGGTAGAATTAAATTTACTTACGATAGAAGATCAACAAAACATAAACCTACATATCATATACATATAGATGTAGCTGGTGATGGTATGTTTAGTAATTTAAGTAATCCTAATAGTCCTGATGCAAGTTTTATGCCTGAAGGACAACTAGATAAATTTCACCCAACTAAAAAAAGTGTAATACAAAAACAAGCATACGATAATTTATATAATAAAATTAGAGCAGATAATGCCCAGATAAGAAATATTCCAGCATTAGATGGTGCTGCAAGAGAGTTTTTTGGTTTTCTTATGAATATAGGAAACCTTAGAAAAGAAGGACTACAAGGTATAGAAAATATAATTAACGAAACACCAGCAATAAGCAACATCTACAAATTCTTTTTTGGTCAAGATGTAGATTTTAATGTAGATACTTTTCAAGAGTTAGGTGAACAAGCACAATATGAAAGTATGATACTAGAACAAACACAACAACTTTATGGTGATGAATCTAGAGCTGCAAAATATTCAGGTGTATTCCAATTTGATAAAGATAGTAAAATGTTAGAAGTAGATAATATATTCCTAAATGTTATAGGAAAACATGAAGGTGGGTTTTATGCAACAGTATATGATCCTACATACAGAGGTGATAAAACTCCAAGTGAATTAGGAGGAGTAGAAAATGTTTCTGAAGATTCTTTAATATCAAAAGATTTATACGAATATACTACAAGTGATAAAGGTGATCCTACTATTGGTTATGGTTTTTCTATAAATCCAAATACTGCTGGTGGTAAAAGAAATATTAAATTATTAGAAGATATGGGATATGACATAAACAAGCTAACTAGAGGTGAAGAAAAACTTAAGATGATTGATGGTCAGCGTATGTTTATGCAAATTGTAGATCAAACATTAAAAGAAGTAGAAACACTAATTGGTATGGATCTAAGAGGTAATAGAAATGCTTTACTATCTGTAGTATTAGTAGATTTAGCATATTTATCTGGTACTGGTAAAACAAGTTTTATTGGACCAAGATTTAGAAAAGCACTTAGTAACTATATAAAAACTGGTGATAAAAAATATATAGGTGCATTTCAATCATATGATGGATCTGATAAAGCAGTTAAAGGTAAAACATTAGCTGGATATGAACCTACATTATTAAACGAATTATATAATGATGGTAAAATGCAGAAAGACATAGGTATGGGTGGTAACTATACAAGATTCGAATATCTATCAGGTTTACTAAATGCATGGTCACAAGGATCTATGATAGACTTTCCAGCATTAAGTATAGAAGATAGGTTTGCTCCATAATGGGTGAAGTTACTGCTTATGATGGTAAAAGATACGACTACTATGATGATATAGTTAAACCTAGAAGTTTCTTTGATAATCTAGGTACAACTACAAAGAACATAGGTAAAGGTTTTTTAGACGAGAACCTAATTGCAATAGGTGCAAAAAAAATAATAGAAGCAGCTATACATGATAATCCTGAACATGAAATAAATAATAGATATAATATATATCGAGATCCACAATTCTTTGGTTATGAAGAAATAATACCTAATTTTTTACACGCCAAAAACTCAGAACACGCTAGACAACTATTTCAAGAATTTAAACAAAATGTTAAAAATGGCTATGGTAGTCCAGCATATATAGCTGGTAGAATACTTGGTGGTTTTACAGATATAACAAGTTTATTTATGTTTACTAAAGCTGGTAATGTATTGCTTAGTGGTAATAAACTATCACAAATAGCTAAGTTTGGTGGTGTACTAGGTGCTGAAGAATTAACAAAACAAGTTTTACATGACAATAGAACAGTTAGAGAAGGTATGATTATAACTGCTGCTGGATTTATAGTACCAGCTATTTTCCCAACTGCTAGAGCTGGTGGTAAAAAATTTGATAAATATGCAAATATGTATGATGAAGCAGATAATATAGCTTCTGATTCTGCTGGTGCTATGAGAAATCCAAAAACTAAGAAAAAGTTTGAAGAAGATTATCAAGCAGAAAATCAAATACAACCAACTGGATTAGGTGTTTTTGGTGAAAAGGGTCCTTTCAATCCTGTATTTAGAGTACTAAAAAATGGCACAAGTAATGCCCAAGAGTTTATAGAAAAAGTATTAGAACTACCTTTACTACAAGTTAAGAACTTTAAAAATATTGCAACTAATCCTAGTATAGAAAGATCAGTTAAAAAAAGATATCAAGATGTGTATATTGTAGAAAAACAAATAGATACATTGTATGATGAATATACCAGATCTATGGGATTAGAATTCAAAGGTAAAATAGAAAAACATATTAAACAAACATTTAACAGAGGTCAAAATATGCTATCTAAAAAAGAATTTAGACAGCAAGTATTTATGTATAGAATGGGTTACCTTGATGATGCTAATGAGTTTGTTAAAAGAGCATCTAGTGTATTAGATAAAAACTTCTATAAAAAGTTAGGTCAGGAATATATTGATCTACAAATACCTCTAAACTGGCACAAACAGTATCTTAAAAAAGTAGATGCTATTATAGCTAACTTAACAAGCGTTGTTGCTAGACGACCAAATTCTACAAGAGCCGCTGATAATTTAGCTAAATTTACAGGGATTAGAAATAAATTACAAAAACGAATTAAGATGTATGAATCAGGTCAAGGTCTGAAAAAAAATTACATAAACATAGTTTATCGTAGAGATAAAATTAACAATGATTTTGCTAACTTTGCTGCAATCATGGAAAAAGAATTAAAGTTTAGATATCCTAATATGTCTAAAACTGAAATAGATGAGTTAATAAATAATTTTAAAACATACAATCCACACATAGAATTACAAACATGGCGTACTATGGTAGATGATAATGTAGATGATTTAACTAACTTTGAAAAAATATCATCAAGGTTTTTTGCTAGAGAGTTAGATATAGATTATAGAGCCTTAATCAAAGCTGGTTTTATAGAAGATGATACTCAGTTGTTAATGAGAGTATATTGGAATCAAGTTATACCAGATATAGAAATAACTAAAGTGTTTGGTGATCCTATGGGTTATGGAACACAATTTGGTAAAGGTAACTATGGTATGGGTATAAAACAGATCTATGATGACTATACAGCAGCAATAAAAGAGGTTGGTGAAAATACTAAAGAAGGTATAGCACTAGCCAAAACTAGAGATAAAATATTAGATGATTTAGATGTAAGTATAGGTCTTATAAGAGGTACATATGGATTAGCTAAAGATCCTAATAGAAGTATTAGTAGAGCTATAAGAATGGGTAAATTATATAATTCTATGACTATGCTTACTGGTATAGCACAAGTAGTAGACACAGCTAGACTTGTTATGATTAATGGTATTGGTAAAACATTTAGATTATCTTGGGAAGTCTTTACATCAGGTATGAGTAAAGAAGTATTCAATATGTCAAAGAAATCTGCACAACTAGGTGGTGAAGCATTTGATATGTACAATAGCTCAAGAGCTATGAGTATGTATGATGTAGGTGATGCCTTTGGTGTATTTAATCAATTTGAAAGAGGTTTATCAAAAGTAGGTAATTTATATTTTACATTCTTAAATTTAAGCAACCCTTGGAACGCTGGAGCAAAAAGTGTTGCTGCATTATTTAATGGCACAAGATTATTAGAATCTGCTGAAGCATGGGGTAAAGGTAGTATATCTAAAGTAAATAAAGCTAGAATGTTAAATCTAGGTATAGATGAAAATATGGCAGCTAGAATATATAACCAATACAAAAAACATGGTGTTGGTAAAAATGGCAAAAAAACACATAAAGATAATGGTGATGACTTTACACAACTAAGAGTAGCTAACTCAGATGAATGGACAGATGATGCAGCTAGAGAGGCTTACCATCAAGCTATTGGTAAACAAGTAAATATAGATATTGTTACACCAAGTAAAGGTGATGTACCTAACTGGGCAAATACAGAAATAGGAGGTATGATTGCACAGTTTAAAAAGTTTGGTATGGCATCTACACAAAGGATGTTATTTAGAGGACTACAAGAAAGAGATTTCAATCAATTACAAGGTGCTTTATTATTACTAGGTGCTGGTGCAGCTGTTGATGCATTTAGACAAAAAGCATTTAATAGAGATTATAGTAAAAAACCATTCGGTCAAAAAATCGTAGATGCATTTGATAGATCAGGTATTGGTGGTGTTTACTCAGATGTAAACAATGCTTTAGAAAGAATGGGAAATAATGAAATAGGTCTTAGACCATTGTTAGGTGCTAAGAAACCTTATGGTACATATAGAGATTTATTTAATAATCCTATACCTGATGTATTAGGTCCAACTGCTAGTCAGATGGCTAACATAGCTGACATCATGTGGACATGGGGATCAGGGCAATACAACCACCATACAGCTCGTAATGTGCGTAGACTAATACCTTTTCAGAATGTATGGTTTTTGGATTCAGCTTTTGACAAAGTAGAAAAAGGTTTAAGATAATGGCATTAGTAATAAACGATACAAATCCTAGAGTACAATACACAGCTACTGGTGGTCAAACCACATTTTCTATTCCTTTCGAGTTTTTTAGTGATAATGACCTTGTAGTAGTAAAAACTGTAGGTACTACAGACACCACTTTAACACTATCATCTAATCCTTCTAGTGCTGCACAATACTCAGTATCTGGTGCTGGTGTTACTGGTGGTGGATCTATAACACTTGGTGGTGGTGCTACTGTAGGTCATAAATATACTATTACTAGAAATGTATCTGTATCAAGATCTACTGATTTTCCAACATCAGGTGTCTTTCCTATTGAAACCTTAAATACTGAATTAGACAAAATCATTGCTATGATACAACAAAAAGGCAATGACATTAACCTTTCACCAAGAGCATCTAGTACAACATCTACTGCTTATGGTCTTATCTTTCCTGAGTTAGTAGCTAATAAAATATTATCTGTAAACAGTTCTGGTAACGCCCTAGAGTTTTCACAGTCTATAACAGATGTGTCTACTGTAGCTGGAATTGCATCAGATATTACTACAGTAAGTGGTATATCATCTGCTGTATCTACAGTTGCTGGTATATCATCTAATGTCACTTCGGTCGCTGGTGTTGCCGCCAATGTGACAACTGTTGCTGGAATATCTAGCAATGTAACTACAGTCGCTGGAATGAATAGCAATATATCTTCTGTAGTATCTAATGCTTCAAACATAAACTCAGTAGCTGGTAACGCATCTAATATTAATAATGTTGCTAGTAATGAAACAAATATCAATACAGTAGCTGGTAAAGCTAGT